AGTAATCCTCCTACTAATGCTTCAAAAGCATCTATCTTGCTTTATCGCACTCCTTCTCTGCTATTTCCTGATTTAACAAAAAGAGCAGGTATATCAATTATACCTGCTCTTCATTTAGTAGCGGAAAAGGGATTTGAACCCCGACTCGGGATTTCTTCTTCACTTTTCGGACTACGAAAAAGCAAGTATTTTCAACGGTTTAACCGCATTTTAACTGTTCTAACTGTACCTTTTGTTTTGATTACCTTGGTTACCTTTTGGACAAAGTGCCGTCTCCAGCATGGACGATACATCTTTCACGGCTCGATTGTTAAAATAGTAAAACTCCTTTGTCGTTGTTATGCTCGTATGTCCCATCTGTTGCATTATAATAGATTCAGGTATTCCTGCATCCAGCAACTTTGTGGCGTAGGTTTTCCTTGCCTTGTGCAACGACCTTGGTTCTATGTGAAGTGTTTCACACATACGATACAACCGCCTTGAAAAATGGTTTGCCTTAACTCTTTTCCCATCTTTCACGAAAACATATTTTGAAAATGGATTAAGACGTTTTAACCTCATAAGAACCTGCCTTGCTTCGTCCGTGATTATAACATCTCGTTCCCCTGCTTCTGTTTTTGTGGAATCAACTACTTCATATACTTCTTTGCCATCGTCACCAAAGTATTTTATTTCCATTTTTCTGATCCGCAGATAATCAGCCGTCACGCAATCCCACGACAGGGCGGCAAGTTCCCCGGCTCTAAGACCTGTCTTAAATGCAAGCACAACTCCAAGAGATATTACGTCATTTGCTTTATATGCTAAGTCTTGTATCATATATTCTTCCGCTTTGGTAAATACTGATTTTTTAGGATCTTTTACCCTGCGTCTGAATATATTTCTCGACAAGTCTAAATCGCCCATAAAGCGTGTAATGCTGATTTCTGTATATTTTCTTTTTGCCGCATACTTAAACACACCATTCAAAATCAACCTAACCTTTGCCCATCCTTTTGATGTGAGATTTTCATTGTGTATAGTCGATTTGACAAAATCTTCCAATATATCATCATTGATAAATCTTATCTCCATATTTGAGATTCTTGAGTTTGCAAAAAACCTCAAATAGTCACTCTTATACCTTTGCGCAGTCTGCAATTTCACTTCTCCGTATTTTAACTTCTGCTCGACCCACGCATCAAAAACCTCATTAAATGTAGGTTGATTCTCGTGTTCTTTGTAATAATCAACTATTCCATCTTCCAGAGATTCAAGCGTACTCCTTTTCAGCAGTTTTCTACCGCTTTCTGATGTCTTGTCTGGAAGATATGTGTAATACTTGCCACCACTTCCTTTCCATTTTCTAAACTTGTGTCCGTCAAGATATTTTTTTCGCTCATTCATGTTGATCTGTTCCTGCACGGCTTTCATGTCGATAATACCATTTTCAACCGCAAATTTCAACAGATCGGAATCGCTCAATTGCATATCCCATCACCTACCCTTGCTATCTTACATTTTATATCACGTATTCTTCTGTCAATGGTAGAGTCGGAAACCGAAATTTCCAACCCCACTTGACTTCTTGATTTTCCTTTGGAAAGCATCCTAAATATTTTTTCCTCTTCTTCGGTAAAATTGGCGTTTTCTAGAAAATAATCAAGTTCCGGCTTAGTCAGTTTTGAAAACCTCATAAGCACATCTCCTAATTCTTAAAAATTCTTAAAAATCAATTTGTCGTATCCTCTCCAATATTTATTCTCACTGGCATTTTTTACGCCTATATCATGATGTTTTTGCCAACACGACTGACAAAGTTTACTGTTTTTCCTGTCTACAGGCTTTTTGCAGTCTAGGCACAGATGCGCAGCAGTCATTCTTTTGATATAATGCTCTTTTGGCTTAATATCCATTTTCATGTGATTCTGTGCATCTTTCTTCAAGCAAAGAGCGCATTTTGTGCGACCATATGCCGCTTTTTTCTTTCCGCATCTTGTGCAAATGCCATTTTCTTTTCTGATTCTGTAAATCTTTCTCTTTTGTTCTCTTATTTTTTGCCTATCTTCTTCTTTTATGGTTGTTTTTCTTGTTTTACGCTTCTTCTCTCTGCATTCAATGCAGGATTTCTCATCGCCAAACAGTTTATTCTTACAGCATACTGGACATATACCTATTTTTGAGTAAAACTCTCTAGATTCTTTTAGGTAACTGTTTCTTTTTTTCAAACATTTTGAACAATACCATCCGTCCCTGTCCTGCTTTTCTCCGCATTTAGGACACAAACCAAGTCTTATTCTTTTGTCTGTCATTTTCTTTTGTCTTGACACCGAAGATGTTGACTCTTCTTTATTCATTTGCAAAATTCCTCTCTGTATCTTTCTGGCATTGGAACACTATTTACTGCGTCCAAGTCAATTTCATTGATTGTGTTGTTTCTGACAGCTTTATAAGATTTCTCGTTTTCACTGTCAATAAGCATTCTTTCTGACTTGGAATTTTTGATCTCAATAGCGTTCCTAAATTCATTAGTGGATTTTTCTGATTGTATTTCTTTCTCCAGTTCTTGGTTGTAAATCTTATAGAATGTGCTTCTTGTTACATTCTCGTTAAAATTTTCAGAAGTTGCCCAAGACCTAAGTTCTCCAGGAGAGCCAACGGCATTTTGCACTGTTTTAGGCAATTTCTCAAATTCTTCCACAGAATGATATATACTGTTCTGCATTGCCTTTGATACCAACGCCCACGCCTGCGCACAGTTTAGCCTATCAGGTCGTTGAATGCGATGTATGATGTCTACAATTTGACCGATTGATGGAGCAAATCCCTTATTTTCGCTCATAATATAGGATTTTAATGCCATCTCAACGACATCATAATCATAGTCTTTCAAAAGTACACCCCATGCGTTTACAGTATATCGTTTATTCGGATGATAGTTTGGATAAGCCGCTTCCATCATCATTACAATTTTTTCTGCATCATCTTTAGTCATTATCTTTTACCTCGCTGTCATTTGTTTGTTTTAAGGGCAAGGATTTCTTCTCCATCAGTTCCCAGTCCCTTATAGCCTTTTTCCAGTCAATCATCTTTTTGTTCCCTATGAACCAATCTCTTGATTCATAGTATTTGTAAAACTTTTCTACATCCACATTATTTTTTCTGTGTTCGCAGTATTCTTTTAATTCTGCAATTGTTGGTTTTACAAATGATCTTGGTACAACTATCGTTACTGGAGTACCTATTCCTCGATCGAGATGATTCGTCTTTGAAACATATCCACCTTTTGTTCTTTCTATTTTTTGGCGAACCATATTTCCTTTATCGTCTTTAATGATTTTTCTTTTTGGTCTACGTAGACCAGTACCCGGTCTTTCCAAATCTTTAATAACTTTTTTCCATGACGCACCTGCTTCTGTTGCCAAGCAGTTAGCTTCTCTTTCGTTAAAAGTATATTCCCCTTGCTTTGTAAGGCCCAAAAGAGAAATCTCAAACTTGTATACCGTAGGTGTGTATCTGTCTGACTGTATCGTGTTATGCCGTTTCCAATGCTTAACCGCTATTACATCAGAACTTGGAAATGGAAGTATAAACTCTCGATCGAACAAGCATTGCATATCATCTGCTGTTGCTTGGCAGTATCTAGCAACGCTTGTGGAATTGTCGATAAAACCATCATCGTCAGCGTTCATGCACAGGTGGAAATACAACCCCTGTGCAGACAATGGCATGTCCAAAAATGACGTAGATGTGACTACATCACGACTAAATGACCTTTTTCTAGCCATAATATCAGCCCCCTTATTTATAATCCGTATTTAGAATCTTATCTTCGCTATAAGATTCTAAAGAAATGTCCATAACCTCTTCTAATTTCTTCTGATAGAAGTCAACATTAAATTCTGTTGGTGCTTCATCCATTTTCATGGATTCTTTGGCTACGCACTTCATCAAAGTATTGATTCTCTTCTCTCCAAATCCAAAATATTCATGAAGTGCTAGAAATATAATGCAACTTGATGTTGACATTCCATTTGCCAACCCAAATTTATAATATTTCATAGCCATCTTGTCTAACGCCTTGCCGCCTACAGGGTGAACCGTTGCTCTTGCAAGCCATTCATGTTCCAAACTGTTCAACTTCGTTTTTTTCTGCTCTCTCGCTTCTCTTCGCATAGCTGCTCTTTTATTGTGTGCCATTATTTTTTCCTCCTAAGTTTCTTTCTTTTTACGCTTCTGACCGGATCGGTAATGTAACTAACCATCACATTATTCCGTACTTTTTCATTAAAAATGCGATTCTTTTCTTGGTTATACTCTGATCGCTCTTTAATGTATTTTTCACAAGTGCCATGACAACCTGCCTTTCTTCCAGTTTCAGAAGTGCAATATCTACAACATTCCATATTGTTTTCTCTCCGTTATCTGTTATCACTTGTATCGTTAGTTCCAAATGCGATCTCATCCATATCCTCATAACCACCAACATCATGAAATGGATATGCTTCTTCATATAGTTTTCTTTGTGCTTCTAAAGCTCTTTTTGTAGCACAACCTCTTTTATTCTTCTCCATAGATTGTTCTACAAGCACTTTTCTTTCTTCATCTGTCATGTCATTCACCCCTTTCAACTGCCCAATAAATATGCGCCAATACAAATAGCTAATATATATGCTTCGAATTTTAATGAGTTTTTAATTTTTCCTTTGGTAGTAAGGCCAAACCCAATTCCCCACCAACAGAAAAAATTTACATCAGTAAATATTATCAGCATACCAACAAGTTCTTTCAAATTAGTCACTCCTTTGATTTAATATCCTGCAATGTGATTTCATTTATTGCATTGATCTGTTCCATTGTTAATTTAATACCCCGATTCCTGAAAATATCCTCGGCCCATCTTATATCACAAGTACGATCATTTTTACAAGCCGACAACTGATTATAAGAATCTACAATCAACTCCGAATAAGGCAAGCTCTCAATCCAATCACATAGATTTCTCCATTCGTTAAGTTTGTGGTTCTTACGTGATTTATAGATGTTCGCCAGCACCTCATAATTCATCATGACATTACGTGTCTGATTGTAGCTGCTCGGAAGAAGCTGAATGATCTGCCACCAGATATCTTTCTTTATTTCTGCTTTACGTTCCGGGTCATAAATATCATCACTGTAACCAAGACTATTGAAGTTAATGAATTTATCACGATATTTATTTAATTCGTCAATTATGTCGTTAAGACATATAATAGACCCTGTTTTCAAATGCTCAGTCGAGAAATTCTCTAAAGTAAACTCTTTCTCAGCAATCTTATGCATGGTACTGCAAGAGTTTGAAACAGTGCCAACTTTGTATGTATCAAATTCTTTCCACCAATATAATGGTGCTGTAATTCTCGCATACACTGGCATCATTCTCATGTACTTTCTATGGTCCGTACCTGAATTGGATAATTTTTGCATGAGAGAATGGTCGTTGTTTCCAAGTTTAAAATACTCATTTCCAGCCCCCATATATTCATGCCCAGCCAAGCTATCACTCTTCTCCCAGCTATTCATTGGATTCCTCATTCCTTGGATGATAAACTCCATCTGCTCTGGACTTGCCAAAACTATATGCTCTAATTTAATCATTCGAAAGCACCTCCTATTTTTATTTTTTCTTTGCATTGCGGACAGATTACATATTCACAACCTACAAAAGCTCCAAAATAGAAATTTGTGCCACGCTTAATATCTTCCTTCTCATAAGAAAATAAGCAACCACAATTATAACATCGCTTCTCTTCAATGGTCCCACGTTCTATAATTCTAATCATTTCATTTCCTCCTTATCTTCAAATCCCATAATGTTTCTAATTCTTTCATGTTCTCTCTCAAATCCGTCTTGAAAGCCACGATCATATGCGTGTCTGTACCATTCTGACTGTTGCGTGGCTGTCTCCCATCGCCTATCAATACTAGGCCCAAACAATTCAGACATTCTAATCAGTTGAATAGCCTTAATAAGTTCTTCTTTCTCAACAACAACTTGATACGTTGAATGTGCGAAGTTACTAAGAAACCGAAATATAAATTCGCTTTCTGTTTCTTCTACTTGACTAGCTATTTTTAAGATGGAATTATTTATTTCATCTCCCTGTTTGCTCATTCTTTCACCCCCTCATGTATGCTCACGTTTATACGTAACTGATTTACATTACTACAGTTTATAGTTAAAACTTCACTGTCTAATAGTTGGTCCGACATATATAGACCTGATTTTTCCAACGCCTTTAATGTTAATACAAAAAGTGTTGTTCCTGATCCGTTACACACTTCAACCTCACATTCATCAGGTATATGCCCAAGCAAATCACCTAAAGTCAACATTTCATCATCTCCTTTGTCGTTCCATTGATTCAAAAATACTTTTTATACTTACCGTCAATTCGTTATCAGTGCATTCCGGGTACTGTCTTTGCAAATTGTATTCTGATGTGCCATTCAATGCAGAATTTTGAAAGTTTCTAAACATATCCATCCTGCGAAGATATTGTCTTTCAGACTTAAACATTTTATTGCAAGTGCAGTCTGGCAACGGACATACAAAGCAGTTTGGGAAAACACATTTTTTCGAATCTGCATCCTTACGACTTCTACCATGAGTTTTGTCTGGCATAATCCATCACTCCTTTAGTATGATTTTATCAGCGGCAACTGCATAGCCATATTCCATGTTCGCTCCTGCGGACTCTTCCCATCCTTTCATAAGATAGATGTAATCGCATTTAGACAACAAGAGCATACACAACTCCATGTATTCATTGTGTGTAAACGCATCCTTTGGTATCATAGAACATATCTTTGCAGGATTTATAACATCTACGTCCATGAGATCGTTTATGCGTTTTTCTGCTTCTTGAAATCTTTCGATATAATCATCAGTGCCAGTAATTTTTCCGCTAATATATACTCTAATTTTATTTTTCATTCTGTTTTCTCCTTTTCAAATGGTTTCCATCCGCTCGGTGGTTCAGTAATTCTCCACACATTAGGTGTGTTACTTACGCCGCAATAGTGAATACCACCCTCTCTGTAAGACAATTTACAATCTACGCATGATGAACCACCACTGTTTTTACATATGTCCCTTATCATTTTTAAGGCATCATATATTTCCTTGTCACTATAAGTTTTCTTGTCGTTTACCATGGATTCGTTATTCCTTTCTTTCTTCCTTTAATACCTTGATTGCTCTTCCCAACCCTTTATGAAAAAAATCATCACATTCAGAATCAAAACAAGGATCGACTTCTTCAACATATCTATCGAAATCAACATATGCAAGCTCCCTTTCTTCTTCTAGCTGTTCAACAATCTTATCGATATCATAAACGGTAGGTGATCGATTGATAACGTCTATAATAGATTTAATTCTTATCATCCCTAAAGACGAATAAGCATCCATCATGCTCAAAAATCTTACTAAGTCATCTGCATCAATCGGTCTCATCTGTTACACCTCCTATTGTTTGTCCAAAACCGTTATCAATAAATCTCTGTTTTTTGCCGCATTTAATACATTTAGCTATAACATAATGCGTCGTTTTTTTAGATTTTGCCTGCGTTCGTTGAAAATCAGCCAAAACACGATAATCGTGTTCACAAAATACATTTTTTCCAACAATTTCTCCACTCCAGTCTAATTTCTGACCGCATTTGTCACAAAATTTGACAGGTATTTTACCATCGTTAAGCATTGTAGTTATTTGTGGTTCATAGCCTATAAAATTGCCGCAAGCGCAATAATAATCTTCATAATCATTACCCATGCGACTTCTCTGACATCGTATAGGTTTCTTTGGAATCTGCTTTTCCAGTGCCAGTATTGCTATTTTGGTACTCTCAATTCGTTCACCGTTGTTGCCTTGTTTATAACACAAATCGCAATCATCACACTTATTGCTATTACATTTTTCATAAATTCCTTTGACTTGCATTTGTTGGCAAACATAATACGCCTTTAACATTTCTGCTGCTTCAATCTCTGTCATCTTTTTTTCTTTCATCTTTTTTCTCCTCTCAATACTGTCAAACATGCCACAACTGCGATTATGTTTATAGCTATATTTCCATAGTTGCCACGACTGTAATTGATTGCTGCGCACAATGTATTCAGCGCAATTAAAAAAATAAATACTTGTCTTGTCATCATTGTTATTCCTCACTTTCTTCTACGTAATTTTCCCAAGCTTCATCAAGCACCTTGGCTCCATCATCGTCATCCGTAACAAAAATTGTGTACTCGCCAACCTTAGTCTTAACATACCCTGCATTGCTATCTTTAAGCGTTTTCATTAATGTATCAATTAACTCACTCATCTTTATCCCTCACTTTCTAATAACTCTGGGTTGTCAAATATGTTTCCAACAATCTCTGCATTAATCATGTTTATCCAATATCCTAAGTCTTTGCGATAATTCCTGCTCTCTGCCCAATCCACATAAAATCCTATGTGCTGTGCTTTTTGACTATCAAAGCAGCTTTGATATGCTCCATATCTGATTTGTGCATATAGATCCCTAAAATGATATTTGATAACATCATTCTCCCAAATCAGCTTACCATTCTTATCTTTCAATCCTGTGCATTGGCAGATGGTGGATGGGTCTACTTTGTGTGTAATTACTACTTTATCCCACATAGGGTCACAATCTGGTGGATTATTGCATTTATTTGAAATCTCATATTCTCCTGTCGGCAATGCAATTAGACTACCAATTTCCCACTCCCCATTATCAATCCGCTTTGCCTTGAATAAATATCTATCTTCCATATTCTCTCCTATTCTAATACCTTGATATTTCTATCTCACTGTTCAATATCGAATTAAGTTCCTTGCTAAGTAAATCAAGCTCCTGTTTCACCAACGATTGAGCTTCATTTATAGCAGCTATCACAGATGTACTGTTTAATTTTATATCATAGATATTTAATGCCTCACAATTCATATATAGTGTTTCTCCACAACCACGTAACTCATGGACACATATACCTAATATTTTATTGTCACCTCTGTAGATAGTTCCTGTCTCAACTGGTTCTCCATATTTTGCATTGCTTATATACTTCATATTCTCTCCTATTCTGCTTTTTGTCCTAGCCATTCTTTCCACATTACTGTAATCTTGTGAGTTGCTTTTTCAACGCATCAATTGCCAAATCAATAGCCTCATAAGCGTCTGCTGAAAAGCTGTTATTTTCAACATCATCCCACATAACAAAGCGTTTTAATTCTTCTAGGCTATGTATTGCTTTTTCAGTAGACACATTTCTTTGAAACTCAATAAAATTTTTAATTATTCTTGCACTGTTATTCATCTTCTCCACCCCTCCTATTCCGATTCTGATTGAAGCCAGTCCATACAACTAGCTTCTCCCTCGTATTCTTCACCGAATGTGTTCTTAAAAGTTATAAGAAGCTCCGCTAATTCTTCATCTGACATCTGCCTTATTCTGTCTGCATTGGTGTGGTTAGTTTCATAACTCTGTATGCTTACTACTTCTGCAAAAGCTGTGAGCATATCAGCAAAGTATTTCAGCATACTATCTCTGTCGATGTTGTTCTTGTCTGCCATAGAACATACACTTGCTAATGTGTCAGTTACTATGTTCTGTAAATCTTCCATTTCTTTGTCTGTGAGATTGCTCTGCTTATCACTCATTTTCTCAACCTCTCAATTCTTTCAGTTTTTCTTCGGCTTCGCCTTTTGCTAGAAATAATGTTCTACCAAGTTCTTCTGCTCTTAATTTACCGCAGCATCTTTGATCGTCAGATTCAAATTCAATGTATAATATTGTTTTAGTAGTCGTGTAAGAATGCATATGTATTCCTTTTACTATAAGTTTTTGCACGCTATCATCGAAGCAACTATAAATATTATCTCCCACCTTGCAAGGCAATTTGATAAGTCTGTCTTGTTCTTCTAAGTCCTCATATTTGCCTAATTTTTCTATTAGCAAATTCTTGTAATTGTAACTATTTTCTCCACAAGGCAAATTATCAGAAGCTCCGTGCGTTCCATCTTTATAAATCTTTGTTAATCTCTCCATTACTACTCCTTTCCCTTGCTGCAGAACGGAACATCATCAGCAACATTTCCGATACTGGTCTATTCCTGTCTTGCCTCTTTGCTTTCTTGATTGCTTTAAGATCGTACCACTCACCTTGATAATTCATTCCGGCTGGTACGTACACGCCTACCCGGTAAGGAATCTCTTGCTTAATCTGCTCGTACACTTCTTCGGGCATTACATAATAGTTGTAATCGCCAATGAAATTATGACCATTCTTGCTATGAAAATCATCGACAGACGATTTAACCTCATAACAATAAAAGTCACCTTTTTCAATGCCAGAAACAGTATTGTTCACTGGTTTAAATTTCATAAAATCAACTCTGACCGAATGTGATGTCGCCCAATCAAAAGTTACCTCTCTCGCCCAATAGATTCTAGGGTCATTGTTCGGGCAGATGTGTTTTAATATTGACAGCGATAGAATTGCTGTAATCTGCGGTCTATTGCTCATCCTTACTCCTTTCTCATAAATCTTTGAATTATGCTTCTATGCTTTTTTCTGCCAGTTATAAATTCTTCACGCTTTGCTTCTTCCGATGCTTCGTGGTTCTTTCGCTTTATGTGTTCCAACTCTTCATATCTTCCAAACGCACTTCCTGCATAGACTCCAGCAGTATAAAAATCTTCATAACACCTAACTATTACATTTGAAAATTCTTCGCCTAACAATTCCGTCACTGGGCATTCTGAACATTTTAATTCTGTATGGTGACAGGATGCAAATGTATGTTCACACTTTTTTATATGCTGATTCTGCTTATCCACATAGAAAGAAAAAGATCGGCATCGCTTGAGCATACTCCAATACCATTTTAGCTCTTCAAGCCACTCTACAATCTGTTCGTGTTCCTTGTTGTGTTTTTCGGCAAGATCTGGATTATTTGAAAATATAATATCGCCCTTTGTTGCCATAACCTTGTGTCTTTTTATCGCTTCGTCAATATTCATTTACCTACTCCTCACTTTCCGCAAGTTTTGCATATTTCCACTGGGTTTTAGCATTATTTGAAGTCGACCAAGATGTTTTCCCATTTTCAAACGCTAACACATTTCCATCTTTATACTTTGCAAAATGTGCTTTATGCCAACAATCGGTAGGATAATCTCTTACAAGTATTGGGGTATCAACATCAACATTCTCCCAAAAAGCCGCTGGTGCTCTATATTCTTCATTTGCCCAAATCTTAAATGCGTCAGAGCATTTTTGTAATTTGTTTTCTTTTTTAAGTTTTCCGATTGAACATTCAGAGCATTTTATGTCTGTGCAGATTCTCATTTCCCCGGTCTTTTCTTCTACACCTACATAATTGTAGTTAGAGTTTAAATAATTCTCCATTAAACTTTCTTCGTAAACCTCTAAATTTCTCATCGCTTTCACCCTCCTTATTATTTTAATAACTTTGCATATTTCCACTTACTTACATAATCAGCAAATTGAGCCGACCATGATGTTGATCCACCTTTCCAAGCAGACACGAAGTTTCCGTCAAAGCCAGCAAAATAACCCCTATACCAATTTACTTCGTTGTTCGATACCAATATTTGGGTATCAATCGCCACTTCCGACCAATCAACTTTAGGTTCGATATACTCTTCGTTTAACCATTTTCCCCTTAGTTTAGTACAGGATACTGGATCGTCATGAAATTTGCACCACGTACAACCACCCCTCGCACTGCAAGCAACCAATTCACCAGTTTCATTGTCAATTCCTATACACGCATCAGATATTACAAGATCTAATATCTCTTCTCTATACTTTTCTTTATTTGTCATTTTTCTTACTCCTTTGCTTCAAGTTCTAACATGTGAATAAATTCACGTATAGTTGCAACTTTTTCCGAATCTTTTTCTTTCGGATATTTCAACAGGTATTCATCAATTCTCTGCTGCAACTTTTGGATAATGTTCTGTTCATCAATCATTCAAATCACTCTCCTTTAATTTTTTGATGAATTTTTCAAATAAAATCATCTATGCTCATTTGATGATATCCTTTAGTATTTCTGTTCATTTTTTGACAAAAATCTCTATATTGCCTTGTGTATTCATAGCTGTCTTTAAATACGTTGCATACGGCTTTATAAAGATTTTGTTCATGTTCTTTAAGAATCTCAAGTTCAAATTCAAGATTCCGTCCATAAGGGCAGCCGCAACAGCCTGTCCTTTTCAATCCGTATTTTGTGTAGCATTTACTATGTTCAATACCATACGCTTATCATAATTCGTATACCAGAATAAAGGTCTGTATTCGTCCGAATCTCCAGACTTCTCGCTAAAGCAATTCTTATAAGCAGTTGCCCTTGCTCCACCCTCGGCTTTTCGAACTCCGACAACCCTCAAATCACATTTGATTTTGCGAGACACATCTTTCTTCGACTTCTTGCAACACATGTTTGATATCGAAAAAGTAGGTGGATTGGCAATCAAAAATTCCTTAAGCCATTTATTCCAACTAATATTATTTCTTATCCCTTTGTTCATATTGCACCACCATTGCAGAGCTGACTTGCATTGTGGATATTCTACATACAACTCTTGAAATGGCTTGTGTTCCCACTTGAAATCATGTATTTGCAACCTGTGAATAAACTCACTTGCCGTCTTATTGCAGAATGGTTGTCCATAGGTTTTGCAACTATTCGGTATCGTCATTCCGTGCTGCCATGCTTCGAAAATTTCGATATTTATTCCATATTTGTTCTCTAAATATTTAATGTGATCTTTCGTTGCCGTGTATTCCAATCCGGTATTAAAATATACATACTTAATTTTATGGTGTATATCTGTTCTCACACATATATCAACCATTATGTCGCTGTCCGAACCACCAGAAACAGAGCAAACGATTTTTTCGTATTTATCATTGTTTATAATGTTCCGAAGAATCAAATTATCTACGATCGTTTGGTTCTTCGGAACATCATTAAGTAACTCATCAAGAGAATGTGCTGGGTATTGGTTTCGAGTATTCTCGATAACCAAACCAAATTTTTCAAATTCTTTTGCTTTGACTTTTGGTACTAGCATCTCTACTACTCTCCTTGTCATTGACAATATTAATTTTCCTACCACAAGCATTGCAGTAAATATCATATCCTGTTGAATAATTAAGTCTTATTCTACCGCATCCTGTGTTATAAATAGGCATTCCGTGCGGCGTGTCAACAATTCTCCACTCACACGTAGTATCTTCTTTTTTAACACCCATTAATCACCACCATCTTTCAGTAAATCCATGAATTTATCGTATTGCTTTTGTGACACCTTGTTATTTTTCTTATCATCTCTTATTTCGATTTTAAGGTGCTTTTCGGCAATACTTGATAATTCCCTTGCCAAGTTCTTTTTACCCTGCTCAACACCGTCTCTATAGCCCTTTGGTGGCTTTCTTTCTCCAATCTGTCCGCTAGATCGATCAGAGCCTTGACCGCCAACACTTACATTTCGCAGTTGGTAACCATCGTCTGCATATTTCTTAATGTAGTATTTTTCCATCTCATCTAGCCGATTTTGTGAAAAATTCTCAAAATTCACGACCCAACCATACGGATTTTCCTGCGACCATAGTTTATGCTTTTTAAGAGACAAATCTATGTGTTGCTTATACCCCGACAAATGTGATGCAAGTCGTTGTAACAAATTCTTTGCCTGTCCAACATACGCATACTTAAATCCGTTTTCATCAATCCTTGTCAAGAAGTAAATTCCACTTCTTTCGTTAAGCCGGGGATTCAGTTTCAACAGGCGTTCTTTGTTCTTCTTTTCTATTGCCATTGCCTGTGCAAAACTTCTTTTATTCATTCCTCTTCATCATCCTCCCAGTAGAATCCGCATCCGCAGTTCATGCAAAAATTCGGTTTAATGCTCTCAAGATGTTCAAATTCTTTTCCGCATCTTGGACATTTGTAAGCCACAACATCTTCCGTGTTTTCTTCGTTCAATTCTTCGTCTTTCATTTCAATCCCTCGCTTTCAACTCATCTGCTATTTTGTTTACCGTCCCCTCTAGTTCATCAACAAGTGTTCTATATGGTTTGCAGGTGTTGTATGCCCTGCTATCAAATATCTCATCTGAATTAAACCACTCAAACAGTTTGTCTCGGAACAGTTCAACAATCGTTTCTGTTTCTCTCAAAATATCTCCTTTCTAAAAAGGACAATTGTTATTTCTTAATCTCCATTTTTTGCCTGCCTCTGCAACGTCTACATTTGCTGTTTTAACGCATTTCTCCATTCTAGCAATGAAGTTGTCACCGTCTCCATTACTCTTGCTTAAATGGCACATTATGACGTTCCTAAGGCATTTAGAGTCCGTCACACTTACAAATCTGCAAGCTGTTTCTATTGACATATGACCTCTATATATATGGCTTCGTTTGGTGTCATTTTCATCAACAATTTCTTTGTCATAATTTACTCCAAGTAAAATATGATTTATTCCCTTGAATCTCCACTTTACATACTGCGTATCCGTTATATAAAGCATTTTCCCCATCTCTTCATGTTCTATCATATATCCGTAGCATGGGCATTCTGTTCCGTCTGCATCTGTATGGCAAAAACTGCCATTGTTATTATCCAGTGGAAAAGATGATACAGAAAAACCTCCCAAACAATTTTTTTTAAGTGTTTTTGGATTTTCTATATCGTAGGGCATATAAACATATGCCCCAATCCTCTCCAATTCATCAACGCATCTTGCATGATCCTTATGATGATGTGTTATCAAGCAGCCTCTTAAGGTTTTAATGTCAAAATCAATAGCCTGCTTTAACCTAGATATTGATATACCTGCATCCAATACAAGTCTTTCACCAGTGTCAGCTTGTAAAATGTAACAATTACCACTGCTTCCTGTTGCTATGCATTCTAGAATCACGCCTGTCGCTCCTTTCCCTGTTTGAATACTCTGAATTTTTAGGGAATACATAATAGGCGTAATTATCAAAATAACACTTTCTCAATGAATTAAGCACTTTGGAAGCATCCTCTGCTGTATTATAGTTACCCATAACATGACTTTCGCTTGTTTCCGTCATGTATTGTGATGCTATAATCTGAAACTTTCCGCTTATATTTGACTCTCTAATTGATAAAAAGCACTTGTCATATGGAGCGTCATAATCGCATTCACTAGATATGATTCTCATTTTTATCTTCTCCTTTTTCGTTTTCTCTTTTTTTGTCTTTGTATGATTTTTTTCCTGCTTTATACGCAGCCTTAACCATCCTTTCTCCTGCTTCTCCAGTCTTTGACCCTAGCGTTTCAAACAAGCTATCTGTCAAAGCTGCATATTCAACTAGTACATTTTCTCCTGTGCCGCAAACCTTTACATTTCCATTCTTTACAATAATCATAGTTAAATCTCCTCTCTTCTATTCAATGTCTGTTGCTTCTCCGTCAATTACATCTTCATCAAAATCAACGGAGTTTTCATTTTCTTCAATTTCATTTTCTGCAATTTTTTCTATGTCTGTTTCAATTGCAACATCTTCAACAAAAATCTTTCTTTGATCCGGGTTCTCAAAATTCAAATCAATGGTTTTGCACAGTCTATGTAAAACTGTCTTTTTATACATCTCCCCGGTATAATCCGTCCATGCAGAACCGTTTTTCATTTTGCTGTGCTGTCTGGTGTTCTCTAATTCTTTCTTGCTCATTTCGTCATATTTCATTGTGCCATCTTCAAATATGACAACCGCAAATGCACCTTTTATCTCTCCGTCATTAAATGGCAACGGCTTATAATTTACCGTTTGATTTCCGTCAACAACCGCAACTTCATATTCGTCCCCATCTCTTACTAATTTCGCATAAATATCTTTGATCGGTCTTGTCGAATATTGCTTTGCAAGTTTGATTGCTCCACGATAATCTGTTTGGTATTGCAATTGGTCTTTGTATGGGATCAAATATGCCTCTTTGTTCATAAAGTCTAATCCCAATGTTGCACCTTTCATCAGGCCCATCATAATTTCAGATTGCTTGTATTTCATAAGGTCTGGATTGTCATGCAGTAATGCTAATGTATTTTGCACAAACCTCTCTCTGTTGAAATTCTTTGGCAGTGCCATTTTGTTTTCTTCCAACTTCTCCGCAAGAGCAACATCAAATGTTCTTACAGATTCTTTTTTCTCCGCAACTACTGTTTCATTAGTCATTTTCTTTAACCTCCTTAAATTCTCCATCAATCAGCTTGTAAAATGTATCTTCTTTGATTTTTTCTCCGTCTACATACTCTGTTTTTACACATTTTGGTTTCCAAATGGTTTTATCATCATTTACTTTTACCCATTCGGCAAGAGTGATCCAACTTCCAATTTTTGCTTTTGCCATCGAGTCAAAACCTGCCGCCATAACCACGGAGTTCTTACCCTCTGATGTGATCTGTGCGTAATCTCCACTGCTGCCGATCTGTGCGGAACCTCCACTGCTGCCGATCTTTGCGGAATCTCCACTGCTGCCGATCTTTGCGGAATATCCACTGCTGCCGATCTGTGCGGAACCTCCACTGCTGCCGATCTTTGCGGAACCTCCACTGCTGCCGATCTGTGCGTAATCTCCACTGCTGCCGATCTGTGCGGAATATCCACTGCTGCCGATCTGTGCGGAATATCCACTGCTGCCGATCTTTGCGGAATCTCCACTGCTAATATCAGAATCGCTATCTTTGTCTATCTCAAATTTTGTTTTTTCGATTGTAAAATCTACGCAAGCCTTAACAAAGCCTTTAAGATTTAGCTTTGCTCCAATGTGCAATTTATTTGTGATAGATTGATTTTTGTAGTTGAGAACATCACCAACAGCTTCTACTTCTGCAAATTCTGTTATTTCTCCATCTGAATTAACTAACGGATAAGCTCTCAAGACATCAAACGGATCTTCACAAAAATGCATGACTCCCTTTCTGCATGGTCCTAAATCAACATCCCCATCTTCCTCGAAAGTTGTATGTTCTTTGTATTGCTTTGCAATCCCATCAGGATTGCATATAAGCTCTTTTCCAAACGCTTTATATCCTTTAATTCCCATATGTTTTACCTCCATCTGCAAATACAACAAGTTCATCATCTTCTGTTTTTGCTATACAAATAAATTGACCATCTATTTTTGGCAATCGTTCTTCGTCTAAACTCTCCATGTTGTCAACAATAATCGGCATAGTTACTTCATAAGCATTTTGAAACGCCCGGCATACTTCGATTTCCGTCAACATGGCAAAGCCCAGATTAAGATTTCTGCTATAAGGTTCTCCGTTGTAAAGGATCTCGCAACATTGCTCTGTATCTCCATTGACAAGTTCTCGGAACAGCCGAACACTGCATTGAGAAAATGCTTCATTTACATCATTTTCAAGGCATTCATTTTTTGCACGATCATACATTGATAATACGTATAACGCCTTTTCATTCTGTGCTATCTCGATTTCAAGGTTATCTTTCTGTTTCTCCAAAACTTCAATTCTGGAGTCAATGTTCTCATTCCATTCAGCAGAAGATAGTCTTTTATCTACTTTCGAAATCTCCGCAAGCATCTTGTCTCTTTGATCCTCTAGTGCAGCCGTTTTAGAAGATACATTTTTCATGGAATCAATTTCCTTTTCTTCATCCTCAATCTGTTTCAGAAGATCTGTATATTCTTTGTTGCCTGTCATATCAACTTCTGATGGCATTTTTGCAATTTCATCTTCCAGGGATTTAATTTCATCTTTCCATCCTTGCAATCGTTCTGCGCATTCGTCAGAAAACGCCTGCTGCTCTTTTAGATTTATTTCTTCCTTTTCTGCATCATTTTCAATACGACTTAATTCCGTTTCCTTTGCTTTCTTCTGTTTTTCGATAATCTCTTTTACTCTATCATCGTCATAAGGTCTACCGCAGGTTGGGCAAACATTATCCTCTGCGAACGAAATGTTATTTACCTGTTCCCATTCCTTTCGCAATTTTGCTATTTCATTCTTTGTTTTTTCAATATCACATAAACTATCATGCAGCGTTTCTTCTGCATCACTAGCACTTCTGTGATATTTCGCCAATTTCCTTGACAATTCTGATCGTTTGTTCATCAAATCTTCACTTGCAGAACGCAAAATATCATTCGCCTTAAATTTCAGACGCATAATATTGTCAGATTTTCTTTCCAACAAATCATTTTTATCGCCAGAAATTTTGCTCTCAATTTCAGACAATCTTTTTTGCAGGTCTGCCTTTTGCAATTCCAGTTCTGCAAAATCCTCATCTACCTTTTGGCTTTCCAATTCTTTGATTTTAGGCTCAATTTGGTCTGCCTGCTGTCTTAATCCAATCTCTGCACTTCTTCCACGACCGCCATAAATCTTTTTGTTTATAGTGCTTTTGATCTCGCTGACTGTTCCGTTTTTTAATAAATCCTCGATCAATTCATGGTCTTTGATGGTTTTAAGGATTTCTTCATCTTTGCTTTTAGAAAATGCCTTTTCCAAAATTGTACGCTGCTTAACAGAATCCTGTAAAAAAAACATATTTGCATTCATGCAGTATTGCAAGGCATCCACCGGCAATATGTTATCTGCAATCCATTTAGAAAACTCTGTTGGCTTTTTGTTTACACCATCCACATAACAATCTGTTGCAGTTCCTGTAGGCTCTCCCTTTCTTGAGTATGTGTTAAAAAACTCTCTTTTCAGGGTGTAGGTATCATCATCAATGCTCAATGTGATTTCTACACTGGCACCATCTGCAATATAATTTCCCTCTGAATCGTGTGAAATAATACCTGTTATTTTCTTACCATCTTCTCCCTTTATCCCGAGAACATACTGAATTGCACGTTTGATTGTAGTTTTCCCTGTGGCGTTTCTTCCGAATACATTTGTAATGTGTCCAAAATCAATAATATGTTCGCCTACAAAACTCATAAAGTTTTCAAGGCGTAACTTCTTGATCTCAATTCTTTTCATTTTCTTCTTCCTCCATCCTTTTTCTCCTAAGATCGTGTACAAAATCATAAATACCTAAAACGTGGAACAGCATACTTTCAGATATATAATCATCTTTTTCAAGTATTGACTTCAAAATATCAATTCTTGTTTGCAGTTCAACATACTTTGCGTGAACCTCATCCACGCAATAAACAATCTTCTTATTATCTCCCATCATTTCCCCCTCTTTCCAATCCGACAATTCGTCCATTCTCAATCACCGTAAACACTCCCAAAACATTTGCAATCGTCTCTAATTCCTCAACGCTCAATAAATTCAAATCTGTAATTACCATAATCAGTTCCTCACTTTCTCAATATTTACATATTATTTTTTGCTTTCCTGTGTCTATATTTGACAGGTACAGATAAAAGTCAGTTTCTTTTATAAGCCGCCATTTTTTTACGCTCATATAATGATTAGTTACAACTCTTTTCTGTTCCCTTGTCAGCTTTTTTGACTGTTTAGCCAACTCATGCACCCCCTACTTCTTATGGCTGCTAACAAATGCACTAATGACAAATAGTGCAAGTTCTACGAATATCGTAGATGCAACCCCTGCCCAAAATGGATCAATCCACATTCGATCATCTCCTTTCTCTATGCAAGGCAGAAATACTCACCGTCAATCACCTTGTATATTTTCTTTCCTTGCGGAAACATAGACTGAAACACTAGATTCTTTGGATAATCTCCAACTCCCTGTATCAACAGTTCGTTTGCTATCTCCAACGCCCTGGTTGACGGTTTCACATTTCCAAGTTTTTTTGCTGTTGAATACTGACCACGTTGATATATAACGCCTCTGATCGTGTTCGGATACTGCTTAGACTTAACACGATTCAAAACAACAACTCCAGTAAGCCATAGCGTTTCATCATGCTTTGCATGACCGTTTTCTGCCATTATCAGCTTAGCAAGCAGTTCTACGTTGCCCTGCGTATACATCTTCATGGGTTTCTTCATTCCCTGCCTTTTCAATTCTGCATTGGACACCTTAATTTTTCGTGTCCTTGCAGAAGCCATTGAGTTACAACATATAAGTGAGATGGCAAGAATTAAAATAATTGTTTTCTTGTGTGTCGGGGCAAGCCTAAACATTTTTCGCCACCTCCTATTTGTTTTCTTTTTTTGATTCTTTGGAATCTTTTTTCTTTTCAGCCATATTCTCAACCTTGCCAAGAATATATCCCTTGTCAAAATCTGACATCTTAGGGATTGCTTCATTCAACTTCTTCACAATATCCTTTTCTCTATCGCTCATTTATTCACTTCCTTTCTGTAGAAATTTGTTTACAAAATACAACTGACCTTTTCCAGTAACCTTTGTTGTCCTTGTAATCCTCACCGATCCATCGGGGTTCTGCACATTGCTTTCTTTTACCTCGAACAATCCGTTCTCAACATATCTCTGTTGTGGCATATTCCGTGAAGAACCGCTTTTAATAAGGAAGTTATTCTCACGCATCCACTCAAATAACCTCTTTTGCCCGATTTTCACACCGTTCTGACAAATAAGTTTTGCCAAATCGCCAACCAATATGGATGTATGGCTCGTTGATACGGCATCTGCAAAAATTGTTTTAGGCTTGTCGGCTTCGATTTTCCGTTCCAACATCAGATTGTTGTTTTTCAAATCATCAATCTGCTTATTGGCAATTTTTAACGCTCTAGCCATCACCTGCTCTGGTGTGTTCCACGCCTTTTCCAAATCAATTAGATATTGTCGCACCTCTCTTCCCTCGGGCGTGCGTTGCAACATGCAAATCTGCTTCGCCATGTCAACGGTGATTTCATAGTCCGTTTGCGGTCTGCCGTTGGTTTCAGACGTTTTACTCATTTTTGAGTAAAAGTCATTTCCATCTACAAATCCGTATTCCGTCATCCTTTTGAACCAATCATTGAATCTTGTTTTGATATTCAACCGATTATGCAGTTCTCTAGCAGAAACCGTTTGTGAATCAAAATTCACGCTCATAATCTCTTCTGCATTCATTTGTGTCCCCCTTTCTTTCAGTAACTTATAAAGTTACTTCTTTAGCAAAAAAAATATCCATTGGTTGATCGATCTTCAAATTGTCGATCATAATTTGAATTTCATCGCTGCCAAATACGCCTTTTTGCATTCTCATGTAGAACGTCTTTGGAGTGACTCCGATCATCTTTGCTACGTCAGATTGTGTCTTGCCGTTTTCGGCAATTACACCACGCAGTTTCGCAACATCTATCATCGTTACTACCTCCTTTTTTCTGTTATGGTAACTTGCTAAGTTACTATCATTATACATCATTTTCGTAACTTGTCAAGTTATTTTTTTCTTGACTTGTAACTTTTTTGTGCTATAATTAAGTCATACATAAAGAGAGGAGGTTCGTACAAATGACAGTCGGTGATAGAATAAAGGAACAAAGAGAGTTATCAAGAATGTCGCAAGTTGAACTTGCCGAAAAAATTCACGTTTCAAAGCAAACGCTATATAAGTATGAGAACAACATAGTCACAAATATACCTAGTGACAAAATACAGTCAATTGCAACTGTGCTTGAGATTTCGCCTGCATACTTAATGGGATGGAAAGAATCGAAAAGTGTTGATAACCTTTTAGAAAACATAGGTGGATTCTTAGCAGAGATTTCAAAAGACGAAAAATTTATAGTTAATATAGAAAAATTGTGGCAGTTGTCAGAAACAGATAAAGAACACATTTTTCTAATAGTAAATGACTTGTATGAAAAGAAAAGAAAGGAATGATTGTTATGAAGAAAGTAATGTTAAGTTTAGTTTTAGCACTGTCACTTGTTGTGACACCAGTAAGTTTCAACCCAAGCACGGCACATGCAAGCAAAAAGATTGACGCATTAAAAGGGAAAGCTTATAAGAAAAAATGCAAGCGAATGTACCACGATAAATTGTTTTTCGGCAAGAAAAAGCTGAAAGGAAAATATGTAAAGGTTAAATGTTACTTGTCGGAAAGTAGATATTTTCAAAGTTATTATGATGTTCCGTCATATCTTAAAAAATACAAAGTAAAGAGAAGTCTTTTTTATGCAAAACCGGAACGAAAAGGCAAAAAATCATATGTAAGCGGAGGGAACATAGAAATCTATTTTAGCAAAAGGACAAAATCAAAGTACAGAAAATTAAAATCCGGGGATTATGTGATGGTATATGGGCAGATAGTAGAATATTCCACATTAAGTTGGGATGGATACAACGGAGTAGCCATAATACCTAAATATATACAAAAAACAAAAAGGTAACGAATATGTTTCTGACAACAAAAAAATCGGGCTGACATGCTTATTGTGTCAGCCCTTTTCATTTACACTATTTTTTCAATAAATCCCTTGATTATCAAGAGAATCTTTCTGCTTTTACACTTGCGAATCAAACCGATAATCTCAGCCTTTATTTCTTTTTCTCCCATGAAATACCTCCCTGCAAGTCCACTGGTAGCGTTGCACCCATTATAGAACATTTGTTCGATAGTGTCAATAGGGACAGAGCCAACGCCAATTAAACCCTGCCCCCACCGAAACTTGATTGCCTTTCGGCATAATCATTATCTCACAATTTTGGACTTGCAAACTGTCAAGGAATCATCATTTTCCGACATCATCCAACGCTTTTTCAACATCTTTCCTGTATTTTACAGGGACATCATCAATTGTAATTCTTTCTAACTGTATCTGATAGATGTAAAATGTAATAATTGCTTTGCTTGTCATTATAACTCACCCCCATCTGCTGATAACATATCCAACATGAGACTTTCCATTGCTTCTAGTCGTTCTTCCAGTGTCGGCTTGTCAGTGTTATCTATATAGCCTATTTCCTCATCAATTTCCTTTTGTTTCTCTTCGTCCAGTATAAGCATTTTTGTATTCTCATTATACTTATACGCCATCAGTCGTTCTAATGGATATACATTTGGGATATCATTGACCTCTACAAGGTTCCCATCCCCTAACTTATAATATCCGTTATTATCAATTGCTATAGTATACATATTAGTCTCCTTTCTAAAATTCGCCCTCAATCACATACAATACTCTACCGCCAAACGATGGATTTCCGCTTGTGATTGTATCAGAGTGTACGTTGACCGTTACAGTTGTTCCGCTTGTAGATGGTGAGCTACAAGTGGTGAGGCTGTAATTTGATTCAAGATGTATTATTCTTACAGACTTTCCACTTTTGTCATTTGGTATTGTAAATCTTGCAGTTCCGATTCTTCCGCCATCTCCTGCACTTGTCCCCATTGTACCATTATATGTTGTCGACCGAATCCTTGCAGGGATGTAACCAAGTGCGTCTGTTACCGAGCTCTTACTTATTCCAGTTATGAATCCTGAATCATTGGTAAAAGAGCTAAGAGCAGTGGGTCTACCACCGATTTCACTCCAAGAGTAACTTGGTTTACTGGAAGCCTTTGCCCATGCGTATACATCAGATGCAGGAAGAGATGTCGGAATATCACTGGTAAGAGCAATTGTACCTTCAACTGGACGCAAGTACACATGAGTGGTTTCGTTTTTATTGGCACTATAATTTGCATCTGGAGCATAGTTAAATATTAAGTGTTCCACTCCACCTAAATTACCCATTGACCATGAACCATTCTTTGTAGGCATACATGCTACACAACCATAGCTGTCATCTCCCGGATACATAGAATACACAACAGCCCTATCTCTATCGCCTATCCATGAACCATTCGTATTTTTAACAATTCTCCCTGTAATTGTACCACCGCTCAACGGCAGATAGTTAGTGGAATCATATGCCCTAGAGCCAAGACCGAGCCATGATTTCAGAGCGTCTTTGGATATATCCTTGATTTTAGCAGATAGATTACCGCCATCGCCACTTGTATATCCTGCAATATACTTAATATCATCACCAGTAATACCAGCACCACTAAATCCAATTTGTATATGTTTTGCTGTATCGCCATAATCCGTTACCGATGTAGCGATGTCGGCTGTACCATGTAACGGCAGATAATTAGCAAACTTGCCATTCAATATACGTCCTTGATTTGCGCTCAAACTAGCATCGGTTCTCGTGCTGTCCAAGCTGTCTACCACGTCACGCCATGTGTTTGTGTCACTGTCGGTAAGATTGATAATAGTATCGCCTGTCTGATTCATGGTAAATGTGCCTTTAGTCGTACCGTTTTGGTTGACCGTAACCTTACCGTTGCCTATGGTCGGCTTATTAGACAGGTCTGTATAACTACCGCTAGTCGCTACAGAAGCAAGTTTGGTTTTGATATAATTCCACAATTTGCTTACAGGTCTACGATAATATCTAGTGTTACTTGTTCCACCATCTGCATACTGTGATACGTAGTAATCATTATCAACAGGGTCGTCCGTACCTACAGGCAGGGCATTTATCATCGCATCCAAGTCATATGTTGTGTTATCATCGGTGACTTCTGTTGTACTTCCGTCACTGCCTACAAGCTGTATCTTGCTTCCTGCTTTCTTGAGACTATAGGTTGTGTTTGTGTCCGTATCTGGTACTTCAAATGATGATGACGTTCCATCTCCCTTTGTAACTGTAACAGTATGATTTTTAATTCCTACACCCTTGATATATGTTGATGTGATCTTTTGATTCGCAGAATCATTGCTTGCTTTCGTTGCACTATCAGCACTTCCTGCACTCGTAGCATAGCTAACCCTCTTTTCGCTATCTGCTGTATTGTCAACATTTCCAAGTCCTATATTTTCTTTTGTGATATTTACATTTCCACGTCTATATGCTGTTTCTTCGCTCCCTTTTACTCCTGTAACCGGGCTTCCTGCTAATACGTCCCACTTCCCATCAGAATTTTTATATACATTCGACCCTAAAGGTATTGTGTTTCCTGCTCCCTCTGCAAAATCTGTAGTTGTAGTAAACTCATCAGATACATTATACATATCACCTGTTTCTGCTAAACTTACAGATGGTAAATTTGCAAAAGTAACCGTTCCCTTTGGTCTTAGTGTTCCTGCAAATGATTCAGATATGCTTTTTGTCTGCTCATAATATTTCTTAGCATTTGTCTCACTTTTACTTGCATTTCCTGCACTTGTACTTGCACTGCTGGCGCTTGTGCTTGCACTGTCTGCCGACTTCTTCGCGTTTGTCTCACTTATACTTGCATTACTGGCACTTTCACTAGCACTGTCTGCTGATACTCTTGCATTGTTTTCACTTGTGCTTGCAGATGTTGCGCTGTTAGACGCAGAATTTTCACTTGCAGATGCATTGTCTGCCGACTTCTTAGCGTTTGTCTCGCTCAATGATGCAGATGTCGCACTGTTAGACGCACTGTCTGCTGACTTCTTGGCATTTGTCTCGCTTGTATTCGCAGATGTTGCCGCATCTGTTGCAGTTTTTGCGCTTGCACTTGCATTACTGGCACTTTCACTAGCACTGTCTGCTGATTTCTTGGCCGCAGTTGCATTTGCAGAAGCTGATATTGCATAATCAGTAGCATTTTTTGCTTGATTCTTCGATTCGTTTGCATAATATTTAGCATTATCTAAATCTTCGCCATCTCTTATTTCACTACCGCCAATAGCGTATGACTGTGCCAATTTTGCATCGTATGCCGCATTGCTGGCACTTTCACTAGCACTGTCTGCTGATTTCTTGGCGTCACTAGATGCAGTCTGTGCCTTTACAGTCTCCGCAATTATAGAAGCTAGATAATCATTTGCTAAATAATCATTTGTAATGCTTCCTTTTTTCAAATCAAAACTTACGTGAGTGCTACCATCTTCTGCTTTACTTGTTGTGACTGCAATTCTTTCATTATCATCATAAACGTAATTTGGTGTCAAACTTCCAATGTCGGCAGTCCATTCAGTCCCATCTTCCGTTGTCATTGTGATTACACCTTTTTCATTCATGGAAAAAGATACTGGGATTTTTTCTACATTAAAATCCACCATAAATTCTGTTCCGTCATAAAACTTAAATCTTAAAATTCCAGTCTTTTCATCCCATGTTGGCGTTTCGGAAATGATCTTATAACTTCCATCTACTGACAATTTCTTTGTATCTAATTCATTGTATGCAACATCAAGAGAATCCGCCAAAGTCTTTATTGCACCATCCATGTTGTTTAGATTTCTTTTGTCCAGTGGGGTTATAAGTCCCTCGGACTTATTCTTCCAATTTACAGGATTATATTCTACCTTTGTGTATGCCATATGATGTTACCTCACATTCTTAATTTGATGTTTCAAGTACGTACAAATCAAAACTGCTTTTTGTTACATTTGCTCCAACAGTGCTAGGTTTTACACTATATTCTGACACAGTAACCGTTCCTGTATTTTCATCTGGAGTTATTCTAATTCTTATTCTATACCCAATTGTTACAGAATTTGACGGATTTTCCATGCTGTCAATTCCAACACCAGTAACTCCACTTTTAATCAAAAGCGGCACTATCTTTGCCGGGAAAACTCCTTTTTCCTGAAATGGAATAAATTCATAAAAATATTCGGATGTTGAATTTCCAAACTTCGCATGTCCCTTTACAATAAGTGCAACTGTTTTGCTAAAATCATAGAAATCAAATTCATCACCATTTTGTATTTCTGCTTTAATAAGCCTTGGTTGAACAAGAGCATTTGACACTTTAACAGTTACACGTCCTATAGCCGATTCATTATCTTGTACGCTTTTATTTAATATTGTGACGGTTGTACTCAATGTATCAACATTTTGTTTTACAGTTGTAAATTCTGAATTTAATGTAGTCACTGTACTATTAAGCGTTGATATTGTACTTTCAAACTCATCAACCTTTGTCTGCATTGTTGGTATTTTGTTTATTTCTTCTGCAAATGAGCGATACACTTCATCCAACTGTTCCGCAACCTTTGAAATTCCCTCATCCATAACATTTAGGTTCTTTTTTCCAAGTGGAGTCAACAGCCCCTCTGACTTGTTCTTCCAGTTTACTGGTGTGTATTCTACTTTCGTATATGCCATATAATTCACGCTCCTATTCCGTCAATGTTGACACATCTATACAATATGTCATGTTTATTTGCGCCCACGTTGCATCTGTATCCCCATACTGGTACACTTGCACCTCTGTATAGTATTCATCAAATTTTATACCGCCTACTTCCATTTGCTTTATCACAAGTCTTGCAACAGCATTATTTCCGCTACCTGTTCGGCTTGTTACAATTGGATATAATATGCTTGTATTGGTTGTATCTGATCCTTTTGGTGTTAAATTGATTCCTGCAAACGATGCTTGGTGGTTAAACTTTGCAACCGTTGTCCATGCACTTTTAGCAAGTGTACCTCTTACATCTATACATAACTGCACCATTGCTCCAACCATTTTGAAATAATTCCAATAGTCGCTATTTGATGTAAAACCATCAGCAAGCGTAAACTTTGTGCCAGTATCATTCATCAAATCAATTTCCGTAAAAAATGGAACATCGCACTGAAAGTAGCTACTGTTTTTACTAGAAGTAAACGTGCTTATTTTTTCTCCAGAAAGAGATACGTATTTTATAGTTGCTTCTGGATATTCTGTTTCCGTACTCCATGTGTCTTTATCTGATATTCTATATTGTTTTACAACTTTGCTTGTCCATGATCCATTTTTGTTTTCTGTAGACACAAGTGTTCTGTAGTAAGTCAGCAATCCACTTGAGCTTCTTTCTTCCCAAGTAGATGATACGCCTGTATTAAAACTTCCACTTGGTGACATTCCAGCAGATACACTTTCTTCGCTATTTTCATCTTCCAATTCCATTTCAATATATGGAATATCTTCTTTTGCTTTTATCTGTAATTTTCCACCAGTTATTGTTATGTCATTTGCAATAACTGATCCGTTTTCGTCAAGCGTAAAATTATCAGTAATAATGTTTATCGCTTCTTTGCTCAATGTAAAGTTGGGACTTGATATAGTAATACCATCGCCTGCTTGTATGTCAATTGTTCCACCAGATAATAAATTTAAGACATCATCAGCAGAAAGTTCAATGTTGTTTGACGTCACCTTAAACACTGTACCCTCGTTAGGATCTCCACTCAATTCTACTTGCGACAAATTACCGTTGTTATCCACCTTAAGAACAATGGTAGAATCTGTCTGCTCGAATTTCGTAGATGTATTTTTTGCAATGTTCGTCATTTCAATACTGTATACATCCAAGTCCTTTTTGATTTTCAGAGTTCTTCCTTGTAACTGTGTTATCTCACTATTTACCGATGGATCATTTGTTCTTTTCTCGCTACCCTTTGATACATATTCATCAGATAAAGCCTGCACTCCCGACAATGTTCTGCTAAAGATATAGCTGTCTACAGAATCGTTCTGTTTGTCCAAAGAATACATATCTCCAACTTCCATATATGGTAATCCCTGCAAGTTTGTTGTGTTTGGTCTGTAAGATACATACTGCAAATATTCTAAAATGTTTTTCCCGACCTCTTGCAGACTCTCTACTCCTTTTCCGTAAAGAAGTATGTTTCCGCTAAGAACATACGGATTACTTGTGTTGTCACCTACTGTTGTTCCGTAATCATCTGAATCTCCTTTTATTGTAATACAAGTTGGGGAATATACAATATATTCTTCGTAAGTTGTATTCTTAAATTCAGGTCGTTCTTCCTCATCTGACATTCCAAAATATTCATAGTTTTCAGATCCGCTCATTGGATACAGATCTTCTTCTGGGTACAATGTTTCTTCTGGGTAAAGTCCCATGCTACCAAGAATAAGTACCTCAAACTTTCCAGTGCGGTTAATCCGTCCAAATCCACCGTTTACTTCGCAAAGGTATTTCAGTATGCTTGTTCCTGTTAAACTCCCCTCTGACGGCTCTACAGTCTTTTCTACAAGCATTGTGTCGTTTGGCAGGTCTTGCACTTCGTATAAAATACCCAAATGTTTTAATAGAGATTCTCTCATCTCTTTTACAGTAACTTTTTTATAAATCTCTTCATCTCTATAATTTTTCTCACATTGATATACTTCTGTCCACTGGTATACTTCCTCTTCTTGCCCAGTATTTACAGATATAGACTGATACAGCTTTCCTGTACTTGTATCAAGATATGTCATTCCTTGATTTTCATCTGCTGATACTCCGAGTTTAGACGGCTCTGCATTTCCGCTAGAATCAATAGAGTATTCACCATGTTTCCACACATCTTCTAATGCTCCAGTTACATATACTCTTTGCGTTGCCAATACAGGAAATAAGTTGTTGTACCAATTTGACACATCAACGCCTGCATCATATAGAGCATCATACGCAACGACTTTCTTATAATCAGTGTCATTTACAAGTTTTGCAGAAAAGACCCTATATACACCCATTGGAACGCTAGAAATGATATTGTCACTTGCATCTCTTGCTTCTATCGTAGCTGTAAACTCTAATCCTGCAATATCTGTGTCTAATATTTCAGAAACCTCAAACTCACAAGATGATGCGACACAACCACCAAGTTGCAAATCTTCATCATCGCAAATTGATTCCTTTATTGTCACAGATTCTTGATGCAGCGTTTCGTTATTAATCGTAAGTCCAACATCTCTAAAATCAAATTTGTAATTTTTGAAATACCCGGATTGATAAAATGGCTTTTTCTGATCCTCTGTAATTTTAAGCATTGTATCACCTCGATCTTTAATACTCTATAAATTCTACTGTTATCGGTTGATATGTTGGCTCTCCCTTATATGTTCCACCATATTTCCATTCAATATCTGGCACATAAAAAAAGCCATGATCGTAGTCATCTTCCCATTCGTTAAAGTATGCAATTCTAACCTTTTTCTCTGGTAGTGATGCACATTTTGGCTGTTTCATTCCTTTTTTCAGAAGTGATACAAATTCTCTCATTTTGCTATATGACATATAAGGGGTACTAAACGATATTCCATCTCTCATATGTTTCAAAACATTTCTTTTTAGGTATCCATTTGCATTTACATAACTGTCCAAGTCTTGCGCTCTTCCCGGTGTGATAGATAAATTGTCTGCCGCAATAAATTTATCTAACTTTGTATATTTGTATTCACCGTTTTCATAGCCTGTCGCTATCATCACAAGACCTTTGCTTAGCACGAATCCTGCCATTATTACTACCTCTCATTCTTAAAGGTTAGCAACTGCCAACAATTGACAGTCGGTATTTTTGTAACAAAAAAAGAGCGAAAATAAATTCGCTCTTCGTTTTTGATTAAAAATTTTAACTTTTACATTACGGTTATCACAACTCCAAAATTACTTAGCAAAAACAATATCGCTACCGTATTTCTGGTCTTTTTCAATGATGTACTGTCCAACTCTGGGTTTTTAATAGCTGATCTATATATTATCTGATATACAATCATCCATATAAGTTCTATCGCATACCCTAAAAGAGCAAATGGACTTAAAATCATAAAGCAAGCAAGCACCATGGTTATTAAACATATAATATCCATAGCACCGCTATTTGCTTTTTTCTTTACAACTCTTGCTCCACAATTTGGACATCTTTCTGCTGTTGTGCTAACACCGTGTCCGCATTCCATACATCTAATCATTGCCATTTCTTTTTCCTCCCCATTTTTATTTTTTTCATTATACACTCATTTTGCAAAAAAATCTACGCAAATAATGGATTTCCGTTGTGGGTTCTCTTGTATTGATCGTTTTCGGCTTTTACAATCTTTACAATGTCACCATCAGATACACCCTCAACATAAAGTGCATTGCCATTTTTGCTTTCATTCATTTTGTTTACTGCAATTGCTAATCCTGTCAAAACTGGATTCATTGCATTGTATACCGCATCTGATACACCTTCGGAAACACCTTTGATGATCTGATCGTTATTTGCAACCACTGTCTTACTTCCTTGTCTACCTACCAACTCAGGCTTTCCATACTCGTTAGCCCAGAATAAGTTAGCTTTATTAGGGTATCCACCATTTTCAAACTTTGGTACTGGTATTCTTTTCAGTTTTGGAAGTATTCTGCCGCCACCTAATGCCTTTGGAAGTTTTACATTGGTTATCGCATTAATTGGATCAATGATCATTGCATTTACCAATTTAACCATTGCCTTAATGCCTGTTTTTATTTCATCAATTGATAAAATTGTTTTTATTACCAATTTTTTGTTGCCCCAAAATTTCTTTGCAACTTCCCAAGCATTTAAGAATAGTGGTTTCCTCATGTCGATTGATCCTTTAATATTTAACTTTTTGTCTCCCCACAATTTCTTCGCAGTTTTCCACGCTCCAGTGAATAACGATTGAGCCATTGTGATTGAAGATTTTATAATAAGTTTTTTGTTTCCCCACAATTTCTTTGCGGCAGTCCAATAATTCAGCAATATAGTCATTTGTTCGCTTCTTGTCGGAAACGAAAAACCGGAAATCGGAAGTTTTAATTTCAAATTTCCACTTAATACCTTTTTCAGACCAGCTTTTAACTTTGTGTCATTAAACCAATCAATAAAGCCCTTTATCCATTCCGTAGGCGAATACGTGAATAAATCAGAAAATTTGAAATTGTATCTATATTGATCCATGTTTGTATTGGCTGTTGCTTTTGATATTGCAGTTCCTATTAGCTTTCCAAAATTAAATCCAAACGATACTGCCGCTGTTAACGCCAGTATTTTTAATGCTAAAGGTGTAGCTATGCCAAATGTTTTAGCGGCAATAAACGCCAAAATAGGTGTTAAAAATGCACTTGTAAGAATATTGTCGGAATTGAAAAACTTAAATGTTGCCGCTGTCAATGTAAGCCCTACCAAAATTTTTCCCAATGTTATATTTTTACCATTAAGAGCAGTAGTTATTGCTTTTCCAACACCTGCCAATTTAAGCCCTACAAACAATGCTGCAATAGCTGATTCAATTGGGGCTTTATCAACAATTCCTTTTATAGCCTTTGCAATTGCATTTAATAACTCTTTTGCCAATTTTCCCATATCCCATGCAACTTTTTTGAAGTCAATTGAAGAAATAAACTCGCCTATAGCATCTCCAACTTTTTGCCATTTTACCTTTTTTAATGCTGTAGTAATTGTTGTTACGATTCCGCTTATTCCGCTTGATATTGATTTTCCAAGTTCCTGCCATCCATTAAGACCAGTCTTTTTGTTTATTTTATTCATTTTTGAAATAAAATCATTGATTCCTTGACCAATAGCATTTCCAAGCCCTGCAAAATCAAATGTCGTGATTGCACCAAACGCTGTCTCGATTGCACTTTTAAGTACGGATGCCGCAGTTTTCAAATACTGCTGAATTACTCCAGTTTTAATTGCCGCATTTAAGGTCTTTGAAATTCCTTTTCCAAGGTTTGTCCAGTCTACCGTGTCAAAAAACGTCTGTGTTGCTTCTAGCGCACCCTTAATAGAGTTTCCTATTGCTTTTCCAAGTCCATCCCAGTTAAAAGTAGATACAAAACCGTTAAGTGCAGTACCCATAATGGTTGCAATCTTTTTAAGTCCTGCGGTCCAAGTAGAAGTGTTTGAATTTACCCAGTTTATGCCCTTATTCAACACGTTTGCAACGGCTTTTCCGATTTCTGTTCCATCATTTGTAAGCCATGCACCCTTAAACAAATCTTCGATTTTCTTTTTTAACTCGTCAGATTTGTTTGACATACCATTAAACGCCTTATTCCAACGCTTTTCATATCCCTCTACTGCCTTGATAAGAGCATCTGACAATTTACCACTTACATCTGCACCAGAACCGTTTCCGTTGCCTTTTTTGTTTCCGCTGTCTTTTGATGATGTAAGATTGTTTAATTTATCAAAACCTTGTAACTGCTTATTAAATTCTTTTTGTTTGTCTGTTGCATTTCCGATAGAATCAGCCGCATTATCAGCACTATCCGCAATGTCGGTATATCCAGAATCATCAGTTCCTGCATTCATCTTTTTGCTGTTGGCCCATTTTATCCCAAACAAATCTCCGATATGCTGTATAAGGTCTTTAATTGCACCTGTCATAGCATTAAGCCATGGCAATACTTTTGCAACCATCGGCATAAACAATCTTCCAAGCATCATTCCACACTGGGAAATGTTTGTTTTAAGCATTCTAAACTGGTTCGCAGGCTGATTGATTGTGTTTGCTAGATCACCCCATGATACTTTAGACTGCTGCACCATAGCAATAACACGCAAATATTCTTTCTCTGCCTGTGTCATGTCTGATATGTTTTTCTTTACGCCTAAACTAAGTGCTAACTGTTTCAGACTTGCATTCGTAATGTCAATACCATATTTTTTCAATGCCATGGACATACCGGAAAGACCAGATGAAAAGTTATTCATTACTGTTGATAAATCAACATTTGTTAATGATGACATATCACCGGCAAGCATTGTAAGTGCTTTTGCAGATACAATAGATGCTTCTCCAAACATTCCTACAGAATTAGTCATTTGTGCAATTCTCGACTGAAAATTAGTTACTTCTGTTACGTCAAGTCCTAAACTCTGCTTTCCGCTATTGCTTAATTCTCCGTTTTTACTTATGTCAAACCCTGTCATTTTAGATGATAAGGATGTAAGTCTGCTTTGGAAACTATCTGCATATGATTCTGCATCTGTATATCCGTATTTCTTGTAATTGTTTTTATTTTCGTTTGCAATTTTTGCTATCGCATTCTGAAAATAGTTAAATTCCTCTATGTAATCCATTGCCGATGTAATGGACTTTTTCAAAATTCCGCTAACTGCACGTAATGATAAGAACGAAAAATACAAATTTCTAACGTGTCCGACTATACTTCTGAACCCCTTAGAAACATTTATTGATCTGATTGCATTTTTAATATATCCACTTAATGCAGTTTTTGCTTTATTTATGCCATTTGAAAAATTATTAAACATATTGGCAGATGCTGTTTTGGCAACACTTGATAAAGCAGTTTTTAGTCCACTTAATTTTGTTGTCATTCCAGATACACTTTTTGTCGTTGCTGACGGCATACTTTTTCCAAGTGCTGCATTTAATTTTTTTTGTGCATTTTCTATGGAATATCCGCTCAACTTCTGTGCATTTCCAGTGCTTGCAGACTTTGCCTGCATATTTTGTATCATTTTAATCTCTTCTTGATAACTCTGGATAAGTTCTTTTGCCTCTGGAAATTGCTTTTTAAGTTGCGCTAAATTCTCTTTCAGATTCTGCAACGGAGTATCTAAAAATCCATTCTTAGATACCTTATTACCAGATTCTTCGATGAATGAATCAAATTCTTTTAATGCGTTTTCAAAGCCCGAAAGATTCTTTATTGCTCCATCCGTTCTTATGATCTCAATGTCTTTTGATTTTGTACCTTTTCCTATGTTTTTTATTGATTTATTGAGATTATCAACGCTCTTTTGCGCAACCTTTATTCCGTTACTGTTTGTCGCTCCGTTTATTGCACTTGCAATATTCTTTATGTTATTTGTGTTGACACCGCCTAATGTTTTTGATAAATTTTGCAGTTTTTCAATAAGGCTGTCGAGTGCAGAGTCTGCCTTTTTGGCATCTGCTTCTACTTTTAATTCTAAACTATCTAATTCCGGCATTCTCGCACCTCACTTCAAAAAAATAGCGCACCATAAAGGTGCGCTTTTCTTTAACCTAAATATTTCTTGTTTACGTGTCCTACTTTTCCCTTGTATCGTACTTTAGCATACCATTTATCCGTTTTTACGAATAAAACCTCTACTTTTGCAGATTTAGGGATTCGTAAGTAACTTCCTGTCAGCTTAGTTGTTGCTCTCCATAGTAACAATCCCTTATCTCTTGTCACTTTCTTTGCCCAAGACTTCTTGAACATATCCGGAGTTTTATAAATCTTCTTCAACTCCGTTGTTGTACTTCCCCACTTCGGCAGATAAAAATGTGGAGTATCTACAATTGTTTTCCAATCTCCACCCCATCCAAGACCAATACTTTTAGCAATTTTTGCTACTTTCTTGATCGTATTAATGTCATACAGATCCTTTTTGTACTGAATCGCAATATCAAACGCAATTCCCCACATATGCTGACTAGAGTATGTGCTTCCTTTTGCATTCGTCACTACCTTGCCCGGCTTTGTACGCCCTTTAGCATACAACTGATCTTGGTGTTCCTTTGTACGGAATCCTTCTGTAATTATAAGATAAATGCCCTTTTTAGCACATTTTTTTAACAATACAGTAAGTTTGTAGTCAAGCCATGGATGCAGTTTTGATCTGTCAATTCTTACGTCATGCTGTTTCTTCATTGCTATCACTCTCTTTCTTTTTGCTCAAATTAAAGTTGGCCTGTCTAATAAGCATTTGAGCAACATACAAATCTAACATTTGTTTCTTTTTGGTTTTTTCTTTTTCTTCTTTTGTTTTTCCGTCTTTTTCTTCTTTTAATGGATCTTTTGGGTAATCCTTTTTGGTAAATGCCGCACTCAAAGCGAATAAAACGTACAGACCGTTTAGCCAGCATTCATGTTCTTTTGCTTTGTATTCTTCCTCTTTTTCCTCAATATAGACATCTATTTGCATTTTTATTTGTTTTGGCGTCATTTGCCAAAATTCTTTATGCGTAATTCCTGCTTTCAATGCCGCAGGCAAAAGATTTTTTTCGACTTGCTGTGCAAATGTTAATTCTTCTTGGTCATTTCCTTTTTCTGCTCTTCCTCGGACTGCATCATCTTCTCCAGTCCGATCAGTTTGAAAAAACCATCTTCTCCCATCTGCTCAAGCAACATATTTACCACGCTGAAAAAGTCGCTGTCATTTTCTAAAATATATCTCGCTAAAATGTTTTTTGCTTCTGAAATACTTCTTACAGTTCCATCTCCTGCTTCTGTTCCATGGTGCTGTAAAAGTGCCGCATAAAACATAGATACTGCCAAATTAGGGATACTTGAAATCTCTTTGATTTTACTTTTAAGATTTTCTTCATCTTCTTTCTCATCTCCAATAGCCGTCATTAATGTAATTACTTTTGCCGTACACTCATCGTACATTGCCGCTTCTACTGAATACTGTAACTTATAATCATTTCCATCTACTTTAATTGTTTTATACATTTTTACCTAACCTTTCCCCAGTATAAATACTGGAAAGGGGCAGTCCGTAGACCGCCCTTTCTTTTACTGTTATTCTTCCGAATCATTCAAATAAGATGAATAATCCATATTGGCTGTTTTGGCGTTTTGTTCACCATTCGTCACAGCCTCTGTTGTTTCTGACGAATGGTCAGTTATTCCCCCGATGCTGTCTCAACAGGAAGAGTAACTGCATCTCCAAGGCCGATATACTCTTCAATCGTCAAATTCATTTCGACTGTCAGTAATTCGTTCTGCGTAAATTCTGGTTCCGGAATAAGTTCTGGCGGCTGTGCCACAAAGAAGAACGACTTGTTAAGCCCAGGAACGTATGACTGAAACCACATTCTAAGACCACCAGTAGCTGCCTGATAAGCACTGATAAGCTCTTCCCACTCTTTTACCGTTTCCGTTGTAATGTTTACTACAACGGCAATTGCGCCGCCAGTGTCAGCACGACCCTTTACGTATCGTGTTACCTTGTCCTCCAAAGCAGACGCATCAATTTGTTCTGGTTCGATAGTAATTCCCGGAATGGAATTAATTCTTGTAAGCTGCTTAAAAGTTGTTGGCTTTGTTCCTGCCGTTGTTTCAACCGCATAGCCAAACTGCACACCTAATGTGCTAATACCTGCATCAGCCATTTTTACCTCTCTTTCTACCACTAAACTTTTTGTGGTCAGCGAGCGCACTCAAAATGTACGCCCGGTACTATACTAATGTGTCATTTGCTCCCACAACCCTAGATGCCCTAAATGTTGCAGTGCGTATTTTGTTTGAAATGTTATAAAAAACACTTGAAACACCAAATTTCTTCGACTTAAAAAACATAACTGCATAATTTGAGAGTTCTTTCAAGGTCTCCCTATCTCCCTTGTAAGAAATGGTCACTTGAAATGTTGAATCTATTCCGTTTATTGTATTACCGGAAATATCTCTTCCAACTTCTCTCAAATCAATCTGTTTTACAAGTACAGTCGGGAAAATTGCCGTACCGTCTTGTTCTTCATCTTGTGTTATGTATAAATCTTTGTATTTCTTCTTAAATTTTTTGTTGTAGGCATAAGAAAAAAGACTAAATACTGTATCTTCAAATTCTAATGCCCACAAATTCAACTCGTTCATTTGCTAAACACCCTCTTTGCAACAGACACATATTCATCTATGATTTTCTGCTCTGCCTTAAACAATGGCATTGTTGCTTCAACACCATGCGTCATTACCAGTTCTCCAGTTTCGTCATAGTAACCCCACACTTTTTGCTGTCCATGGCCTGCTCCATATGAACCTATTAAAAATCCAAATTCCTGTCCTTTTGGATGCGGACTTGCTCCGGCTGATCCGTTGTAATAAACACCTGCTCCAAATTCAATAAACAAAACCTCTTTTCCCTCTACGATCAAATTTGCAATTGATTTGGTATCAAACGCATTGATTTTTACGTGCGTATAATGTTCTGTGTCAGAACCGCTGCGCACACCTTTTGAATCGTATGTGTAATTTGCTTTCTGCATATTGTTTTCGATCACAGGTATTCCAACTTCGGTCAATTCCTTGACAAGCTGATCTGTCTTTTTTCTAAGTTCCTGCTTTAGTTTTTGCAGTTCCTTGATTGCATTTTGTATGGATTTTTGGCTTAAGCCGAAACTGATTGTTTTCATTGCTTCTCCTATTTGACATTCTTTTGCAGCAAAAACAGATCAACCGTCAATCCCTCATCAGCAACACCTTTGCATACATAGTCAGCACTCTTTTCATCAACAAGCCCATCTTCCGTATAAGTAGGATCTGATTGTTTCCAAACAACGTCCCCTGCCTTTATTGGCAGTTCACCTTTATCTGTGACAATCTGAACATATGTTGACGAATCATCAATACCAAACTCTTTTACTAATACTTCGCTTAGCTTATTGCTGATATTTGCATAAAAATAAGTTGGCTCTGAAAAACCAACTTTTTCTCCTAGGATTTTTGGTATTTTGTTACCATCTTCATCTGTGTAATAAATCACAGAACCACTTGCTGAATCTTTATAAGATTCATACACAATGTTACCGTTTTCATCACGTTTGTAGATGGTAACTCGTTCTCCCTGCTTTGAATATCTCATTTCCTGCTTATTGATTTCAAGCATTGTCATCTACCTCTGGAAGTCCTGCAATACTTGTCAGCATTGAAACAACACCTGCAAGAATCGCAGAAGAAACAACCACTTTCCAATCAACACTGCTTAACACTGTGCTTGCTCCAATCACACCAACCGCAGTCTGTGCAATTGTCTTTACTGATCTAATCGTTGCGGCCTTTGCCCAACTTTTCCAATTTTTCATAAGCCTTCACCTCATCATCTTCATTCATGTTTAATCGGATGTTTAACTCATCAATTCTTTTATGTGCCTGCTTACAGCTCTGTTCCAAAATAATGATTTTGTCATTATGCTTTTGGATGTCTGTACGAACACTAGACAACTCTGACTTTATATCTTGCGTTGTTGAATTGATATTGTCCAACTTCATGTTTATTCTGGTGTTTTCTCTAACACGTTCTTCGATATCTTTTTTGTCAGTTCGCTTGCTGTTCTTCATACCCATAAAGACGGAAAAACCAAGAGATAAAACGCTTATAATGATTGCTGTCGAAATTTCTATCGTCATAATCATATACCGCCTTTCTTTTTTTTGGCACACCGCCCACCACCCTTTAGTGTGTGCCGCCTGCTATCATATTACCTGCATTAGCAATACGATAACGCACAATCTTCTAAAAACTGATAAAATCAGATTTTTTTAGCTAATATGCGATATTGGAAGTACAGTATCGAACAACTTTCCGCTGTCAATCCAAGTCCTAGATATTCCATTTTCAGTATACGATTTCATGAAAGACTCTCCGGCCTGCGATCTATAGTAAACAACCGCATCAACAACTATGTTTTCATAGTTATTCAGATCTTTTTCTATCATTTCATCTGTATAATTTGATGGATACTTTCGGATTTCTTTGATTTTTTGCTTCGCTTGCTTTATAAGTTGTTCGAGTAACAAGTTCTCGTTTTTATGATCGAATACAACCACATCTTCACCCTCGATTGTACTCACCTTATAATGCAATAAGCGAATCTTCACTTGCTCAAGTATGGTGTATTCATCCATTTACGATCACCTCTAAATTTCCATCAAAATCTTTTTCAATTCTGATTTGCTTTTATCTGCACTATCAATACCTTTTTCATTTGCCAGTTCTCTCAATTTAGCAACTGGCATTTTGGCAATTTCATCCTTTGAATATGAGTTGTTTTCCACAGTTTCTTCCGGGGCATTCATATATTTTGAAAAATCATCTACAAGTTGTATAAGTGGTTTTCCCTGCAAATTATGCTTGCCCGATAACTCTTCCAGTCTTTCTACTGTTACTGAAGCACCCTCACGTGGGAATGTTTCTCCCACGTTATAAGGGTGTGAATTATCCTGTAAGTCTGTGAAAAAATGTATTACTTTATACATTTGACCACTCCTTATTATTATGCTCCTGTACTTTTAGTATCTTCGCCAGTTACAGAAGTACCCTCTGCCTGTGTAATGGTTGATATAACCACTCCATCAATTCTTTCTGCAAAAATGGCGATTCCAGATGCAACAACATCTTTCACTGTCATGTGATCGTAATCTGCCTCTTCGTGAATGCCAATAAGTCCTGTGCTGTCGGATCTAAATACAAATCCCTCATCCAATCCAGCACCGTTTACAGGAATGTAATACAAAACAATGTTATCCTTAGCAGTTGCGTAGACTTTTCCCTTCTCGATAGACTTAGCAAAGATAACCGTTCCTAATCCAAGGAAATCCTCTACATAGCGCATTCCAAATGCGTTCTGAATGGTAATGTTTGCCTTGCCAAGATAATCAGCGACATCAAGCGGATTCATAAAAAATACAGGCTCAATCTCATCATCTTCAAAAAGGACCTGCAACTGTCCCCATGCCTGCGCTAATGCCTGCTGGAAACCAACGCCTGTTGCTGTTCCTGTACCTGTTTTAAGGAAATCAAAAAATTCTTTCTTAATTCCTCTCTGTACGTCTCTGAGCATTTCATCCGTTGTCATTTCCACTGCCTGATCGTAGCCTTTTTCGATGATCGCCTCTGCTGATGTGGCTTTTCTCCACTTCTGCAACACAATCTCCTTATAGGAAACCGGATCTACTTTGTAATGAGACAAAGGAATCAAATCTCCCTCTGCTACTTTTCCATCTACCAGAGTTCCGGACGCTTTATACGTCTTTAACATTGTTCCTGATGTTTTTGGGATTTTTCTTGTTACTCCAAGTGCTTCCATCAGCTTTTTAATGGAATATCCAAATCTTTCCACAAACTCGATCTCTCTTGCTCTCTTGAGATCTTCTTTCTTAATCAAATTCTCTTCTGCTGCCATATTCTACCTCCTAGCAAAATAATTCTTGATTCATCGCAATTGCTTTTCTTCGCTCTGCACGATCTTTAATATTCATAATCTGGTCTTTAGTCATGCCAGTGTATGATCCACCAACATTTACTCTTGGACGTGACTTCTTCCACTCTGCTTCTGCTTTAGCAACTGCCGATTTCACTTCGTTTTCAATCAATGCAGCGACTGCATTGTGATCTCCATCAGAAATTGCATCAATCAGGTTTTCAACCGCTTTTTCAGTAGACAAACTCTTATAAGCAGATACTGCTTTCATATGATTCAGTTCTTTTTCAACCTGTTCATACTTCTCACGTTGCAGTCTTTCTGCCTCTTCTTTCTCTTCTGTAGCACGTTCTTCCGCTGTCTGCTTTGCTCTTAAAGCCTTGGTGATCTCTCCCTTTTCTCTAAGAGCCTTGTCTAGTGCCTGTTTCTGCTTTGCACCTGTCGCTTTAGCCTCTGCTAACTGCGCCATAAGTTCTTCCACTGTTGGAGTCTCTTCATTCTCATTCTTTGGCTGATCTTCTAAAGTCGGATCATTTTTTTCTGTTGTCGTTACATCAATTGTTTCACTCATTCTGGTTACCTCTTACTTTCTTTGTGTTTTTACTTCTCTGTATTTTGTGTTTTTTTAGGTGCTTCTCTGCACCAAATAAAAAAGCCCTTGCTTTCGCTTAGGCTTAATTTCATAAATATTTAACAGAGCATCTGCAATTTGCTATTTCTTCCATGCCTGCTCCCAAAGATGTATCTTTTGGAAAGTACATCATGCTATCACCAACAATAAATACTCCGTTAATTGGCAGCACCTTATTGTCAATCACTTGATGTGTTTTCCTTACTCGATAATCTTTCATAGTGATCCATTGTTTTCTTGTTTTTCCGCTTGCAACAGCGTTTATATAATCAACTCTGTTTAATGACGTATTCGCTTCATTTTCTGCGATTAGCCTTGCCCTGTCATTGGATGTTATCCATTCGGCATCTATGTTTTCTAATGTTGTTCTTAATGTTTCTTCTGCAAAATAATCAGCATACATTTTGAAGAAATCATCAATAGCCGTGTAAGCCATCAGAACGCCCAAATAACGCGCTGCAATTTCTTTCTTGACGTATTCTTCATCTTTGCTTCCAAAGTCTGCCATTACGTCTAATAACTCAAAAAGAAACAACATGACATCTTCCATTTGTTTTGAAAATGCAATCCGTTGTTTCTTCTGCTCATCTGTCAATGCCATCTCTCCAAAATATTTTGAATAGTCCATCGACAAATTATTCAGCTTATCAAATCTACTTGTCATAGGCATCACTTTTCCGTTCTGCTCTTGTCAATCAACGGACTGTTTTCCACTTGATCGGACAAATCGCTCATAATCCTGTCGTTCTTAGGATCATATTGTTCTTTGTTTTCTGCGTTTTGATTTTGATTCTTTTCTATCGTTTCTTTGCTGTTTTCCCAAACTTCGTTAGGATCGTCAAACAAAGGTATTGTGTTGAAAACATCTTTTCCGTTTACGCCAGTATTTATCAATGTTGCGATGGAATTACATTTTGTCGACAACTCATATGTCTTTTGACGTTTAATACTTGGCTCTACATCCGCTGTTGTTAAGTCCCTTAACGGACTGTCCTGCGGAGTGTTTGGATTTTCTCTGATCGCAGATAATACAATTTCCACCTCATCCAATTTGTTAGAATCAGTTATCAACTGTTGTTTTGCCGCTGCGGATTCTGCGTGTGACCATCCTGTTGCATCGCTCATGGCTACTCCAGTTGCTCCAGACGTATTGTCATTTCTTGCAGGAACATTACATTTCTGCAAAATAATTGCTCTTCTATACTGTATGTTTTCCAACATACCCGGATAATCGTAATCAATGGCAAGTGGCTTTACAAAAGGTGTCTTTCCGTCTGGATTGGTATATGTCTGCAACCATTCTCCCGACTTTGGCTTTCTTACTTCTTCAACCTTTTCACCGCTTTCCGTCTCTGTTTCTATAACAGGAAAATCTACATCGTTCGTATGCCACATTGCTTGCGTATTCTGCTCTACATCGTTTGTAAAGTCAGATATTAGCAAGTTCAAATTGTCCATCTCATCAATATATCTCTCCCATGCTCCCATTCGGTCATAAGATCTGATATATTCTGTTATTGGAACAATATGAAGCGGATTTTCTTCACCGCTTCTTTCCATGTGCGCCCAATTGCTAGGTGATGTTACTTCCGACTGTAGATTTACAACCTCAAATCTTTGGTCTTTTGTGTAACAAGTGTAATATGTGTTTCCGGAAATGCTGTCATGCCTGTATGTGACACCAAGCATAATTCTTTTGTCCGGATAATAACTCGATCTAACAACGAATGAACTTCTAGGATCTAACACATCTAATTCAAAAAGCGGCTTTCCTTTTCTCCAGTCCATGTTAATATCAACATAGACGTTGCAAATACCACAGATTTCTACATATCTTCCCAGCTCTTGTGTTTTAGCCTTAATCCTAGCCATTGCATACTGTTTATTTAGTTCTGATACAGCTTCTGATATTTCCTCATCCGAACCGTCTCCAGTCTGCACAAGCGTTATTGCGTTTCCCCACTTAAACCCTGTGTTAAACTCTGTGACTTCATTTGCCACATTGTCACTGCACTGACAATCTATATCCGGTCTATAAGTTTTTTTTCGCTGGAGTGGTTGATCTCCCTTTTCGTAGTTAATCAAATATTCGATGTCATTTGCATTTGTTACATGCAAAGCGTGTGATCTTCTTAGCACATCCAAAATATTTGATTCGTCAATAACAACTTCATCTGTTGTTATCATTATTCGACCACGCATATTTCTTGCCACAGCTTACACCTCTCTAAATAAAAACAACACCGCTAGATGATTGCCGTTCCGGCAACTTATCTAACCGTGTTTCTTGATTTTCTATGTCATAAATTACTTTTTTGTTGCACTTTCTGCATCGTGCAATCTTGTTTATTTTTGATTTTCCGTCCCACGTTGCTACTTTTCGACCACAAGCAGGACAATATATTGTTTTGCCCATTATTTTTCCTTTCAAAAAATGCTCCCACAATTTTGTAGGAGCATACACAGGAGTATGTATGAGAAAGTGAGTTCTTAAACTCTTTCACATTTACACTATATAACAGCATTTTATGACATTCAATGACATTTACGGACATTCTCGGACATTTCAAGACATATAGTCATTTCCGTATCTTTCCTCAAATTCTCTTAGTGCTTCACTGTAAATTCTTGTTGTGTGTCTTTCTGTATATCCAATTTCATCTGCTATTTCAAGCAGAGTCTTGTCTTTCACAAATGCCATATAAAGGATTTTATAGTGCATAAGCGTTAAACTTTCCAGCTGCTTTAATATATATTGCTTTTTATCGTAGTATTCGTCAATCAAAGCATCGACTTTTCGTTCCATTTCATCAATTTTGGCACATATAGCACCTATTCTGTCGGGTTCTGGGCTTGTTTGTACTCGCTCACCGCCAGAAGATCCGGTAATGCTTTGCGACATTTGACGCATTTCTGCGATTTCCGATAATTTGTTGTTGATAATACAGTTAATCTTTGATATCTGCATCAGATACTCAATTGTACTCATTGTAACTCCCTCACTTTCTTCTAAATCATACCCGATAAAATATTTGCAGTTCTTTTTTTCTTTACTTCTGTTACTCTTAAGGCAAAGTTTGATAAAACATCCGGGACATCATCCAATTGCTTTTTCCCGGATACAGAATATCTTGTCAATAACGACATCATAATTCCATACGGATCATTTGGTTTATAATTATCCGGGTCCTTAAAAATAATGTGCTGTAAAATCCAAGAAGAACATTGAAATATTCTTGCTTCTTTGTTTGTCTCTGTTGGAGCATCCGTTATATTACATATCCAACCCTTTTCTTCAACTCTTTTATTTACTTCTCGTGCAACTCGATCACCTCCAGAGTTTGATTCAAATTCGCAGTCTTGCACATTATTTCTAACAAGCAAGTTTGCAGAATTTTCATATTGCATTTCATAATCTGCACCATTATCACATACGCAGTCTATGCAATAATAATCATCCCCATATCGTGCAAATACAGGCATTACAAAGTAATCAGTACCTTTTCCCTTTGTATCGCACTGTGCTGTTATGATCTCTGCTTCACCATGCGGCAAATTCATATATCTTCTAAGTTTTTCACTTGGGAATAATAATCCCTCTCGTTCAATTGGCTGCTGCTTGTATAGGCATCTGTAGGATATATCATCCATAAGCAACTGTTGATCTGCGAAAAATTCTACCGTAAAACCGCCAAACTCAAAATCGAAATTACTTTTTTTCGTTTTCGGATCAATATCCGGCACAGCGATTATCTTTACTCTAGGATTTCCCTCGTATGCTCTCTGCACTCGTCCAATTACATCATGTACGCTCCATCTTGTAGCAATATGGATCTCCTTACATGGCCTATCATTCGAATCATTTGTCTTTCTCTGACGTGCATCTACGCTATACTTTCCCCACAGCTTATCCAACGTATTCGGATTCATAGCTTCTTCTATGCCACCGATCATATCGTCAATTAGCAAGAGTTTAGACGCACGTACTTTTCCTGCATTTTTACTGCCTACAGAAGTACATTGTATAGACGGAAACGGTTTATATTTACCAACATTAAATTGCTCTAACTTTGCATTCGTTCCACTAACTTGTAGATCTGGAAATATCTCACCCCATGTATATTCTTGCGAGTTGGTGACAATATCGTACACTCCATCGTAGTACATTCGTGTAATATCGCCACTATGCGAGTAAAACAAGCTAAAGTCGTTTGGATACCACCCTGCAACCAATGCGTGAAAAAACTTCTCTATTGTTGTTTTTCCTGTTCCTGGCGGCATACTGATACATAATATGTCGTATTTGTCATCTATTATACCTTGCAACGCTTCTACAAGCCCTATACGCATAAAGCACTTTCGCTTAGGCATATAAAAACGTTCTCTTGGCTCTCTGTTTTTCTCCAAATACTGCAAGGCACTGTCTACAATATTCAGTCGTGCTTCGATAAGAAGAATCTCATAATATGTATCTATAATTGCATATTTTTCTTTTCTTGCAAAAGCATACTTTTCCAATTCCCACACGCTGCACCTTGATTGTGAAAACACATATTGTTCAATCAATTGCTTTACACGTGCAGAAATATATAGACCATACTTATATTCTTTTTCAGTCTCGACAGCAACTTTAACGGCCTGCAAATAAGCCTTTATGATTCCCTCACTTATTCCATTTGTTTTTATAAACTGTTCATAACTGCTTACTGCTTTTTTTAATTCTTCGCTTGGCATAAAATACCTCACTTTCAAAAAAGCAAAGGTATCACACCTCTGCCTTAAAACTTTTACAGGTTAGCGGCCGGAACACTCTTCCCGGTCGGTTATCTTCTAAAACACTTTTCTTTTGTTCTCCACACATCTTCATTGTATTTCTCAAGCCATTTACAGCGTTTTGCAAGGCATTTATGCTTATATGCCAGTTCCCTGTTCAATGCCCCTTTATGAGCATCACAATGACAATATCCAATTGCATTGCCTATGTATTTACCGTTTATAGCTTTTTCTCTCATAAAAATTCTTTCTACAAATGTGTAAATTTCTCCATATCATGGTTGGCACGTACATAATCAACCAAATCTTCTGCCATTTTCCTAAAATTCTTATCTTCAAAAAGTGCAGGATGTGCGCACAAATCACATGATCCCTTTTCTCCGTTTTTCTTATATTTTTCATAATCAAAGGAGATTGCAAACATCAAAATTTTTGTTTTATTTTTCGTAAGTTTGTTGTAAATAAATTGTGAAATTTTACTTTTCATATGTCACCTACTTATAAAAAAATTGCACATACATATTGTATATGCACTGTTTACAGTTACTTAAAAGGGACTTGCGGAAACGATCCGCAATACCATCCGTTGCAAAGGCAATAGCAACTTCAAGCAATCCAATGTCCCTTACAATCAGATAATTGGAGGTTATCCGTTGACAACTACAAAGTATTTTGGGTCATACCTTGCAGATTGGTCTGTGTGGGACTCGAACCCACTACCGCACATGGGAAAATGACAACCAACAGTAATCAAAGTCAATGGGAGGGTATGCGGTTTCCCTGTTCAGACCACCAACAAACACTCAAGTTTGTCTTTTTATGGAGTGCAGACTATAACTGCTGGGAGGAAAAAAGAAACGAAAAATCCCAGTTTGAATTTCACAAACACCACCCGGACCTTGTGACGGTCCTTAACAGCTTTCCGCTAGGTGGAGAAAGGACTATCCTACACAGTCAACATGAAACCCGTATAAGATATGCCAAAAAATGGCAATTACCCGGCACAGGATTCGAACCTGCAAAGCCAACCCGGGCAACAGATAATAGTAGCCTGCTATCATCTGAACGCTTGTGACACGTTTATTTTTCCTCGGAAGTCTCTTCATCTTCCGGTGGCTGACGTGCCGTAGTATCTGCTTCTTCTTCAACCCCTAAAATCTCTCCTGCACGACTGTTTGCTTTATTTGCAATATTGTTTGCAATATCACTAGGAAACACCGCTGCTAAGATATTCAAATTCTCTTCATGGATTAACAAAAGCAGTCTAACTACTTGATTTAACATCTGTATCATTATACTTCTCCTTTTCGTGCCTAAATTGGCACCTTAACATTTCAGTTACGTTTTCTCTCTCTAATCCAATTCCATGCCCTTGACGGAACAATTTGCATTCAAGCATTTGTCCACATTTTGTGCATTCATCGTCAATATCTTTATGACCTATTTTCATTTTTCACCGATTGCAAATCAATATATTTTTCAATATACCATTTTGCTTTTTCCAAATCTTGGATTCCGTTCTTTCTCTTATGACGATACAGATACTTAAAAGCATTGCACACGCAAAACTCCATTGTTGCATCAATCCCCATCGTTTCTACCATCACATCTATACACTCAAATTTTCCTGTCTCATAATGTGATGGATGATTCACCGGATCATCTACACGCATACTCGATTTATCCACAACAAACTGCTGAATGTTCGCTGTATCGTCATCAAGCAGAAAGCTTTGCACTTCTGCCATTACACATCACCTCTCTCACGATGATTTGCACGATATGTGTCAAATCCACCCGGGTATCTTGCCTTTAATTTGTCAATGTTTGTCTGCATCACATCATCAAGATCAAATCCCATAGCGTAACATATCATGGCTACATACCACATGACGTCACCTAATTCTTTCTTCAAATGGTCTTTGTCTAGTTCGCTTTCATGGAAAATCCATTTCTTTACCATGTCCAGCGTCTCTCCAGATTCCCCTGCAAGCCCCAGACATCCATTTATCAGTCCTCCGGCATCACAGGCCCCCTTCTTAGCGTTTACTACCATGCCTGCAAGCCTATCAGTTCCGCAGCCATCATTTGTCCTCATTGCCAACTCTTGGTACTCGTTTCCTGTCATCTCATATCTCCTCACTCAAGCCTATACAGCCTATATTTTGAATGCTTTACTTTGCTACCTCGTATCTTCACAACTTCCGGCACAGCCCACAAACCAAATACGATGTGAACAACCTTTACTCCATGTAGCTTCAGCAGCATTAAATCTTGCACTCTAATTCGTTTCATGTTATAATTTCCTTTCAGTAAACCCACTTTTGTTTTGGAGAATATTTTCGGGACTTAGTGGGGGGGGGTATGGCTGCCGCCATCATAAGGGGTGGGTGGGGGTCAGCAGTTTATAACGCACCCGGCATAACTGAACGTATGTTCGAAAAACTCTCTGTGATAAACTCCGGTTTAGCCTAGAGACGAACCACTATATATTGTGTGTGCTACCATTGTCAACACTATATGTTGTGTTTTGCTCTATTCCGGGCTGATCTATTTTCTGCAGTTCTTCCACCGTTGGTAGGCTTGATGCAGAAATAACAGGTTTTGTTTCATTGGTTCTGCCTGCTCCTGGTAGGTTCCAGCCGTGATTCTTATTCAGCTTTGCAAGAACTCCAACGGGGTTTCTAATCTGCTGCATCAAACCAAAGAGGCTGTCCTCGTTGTCATCCCTTATAGTATTTAATAAATCGCTGTGGCGGCCACTTAGATATTCTCCACTTTGCCATCTATACAACTGATCTTTACCAATACCCACCATTGTAATAAAACCATGTATACTACACTCTTTATTATGCATATCACATATACGCTTATATATATTATTATAGATCCACTCTACACTTGGTATATCATAACCACCGGAAGTAGTTTTCTCTACATACGTATATTTACATGGCTCAAATAGTTTTATTCTTAACTCAGTCAATACATCTCGCCAGACGTTGGGTGTCAGATTAAATTCATCGAATCCCCATACATCGCAGTAATTCTTTATGATGTCTCGAGCTATTGGAGGCATATCTTCAACGCATGTTATGGTCTGTTTTACTTCGTAAAATTCCCTGCTCATTTCTGCCCCCTTTCCGGCTGATCGCCAAATAAAAAACGCCCGCAAAAAAGAAACCTGTAACCGGATCTGTCACCGGTAGATTCTTTCTTGCGAGCGTGTAACTCATGTAATAAAATAACCGTCCTTGCTCTTATACTGTCAAGCGTTGCCTCGAACGATCGCTTATATCCTCAACGGTTAGCCGGAGCAATCTATCAACGCTTGATTTGATTGTGGCTAAAATGTATCACAGATTTTTTTATCTGTCAAGGGGTATTTTGAAAAAAAT